GGATTGCTGCTGGCGGATCAACGGTTGCGACCTATCCGGATTCCGATGTCGGAACGCCGAATTCAGTGACGTTCATCGATGGATTTTTCATCTTCACGGCCGGCAATGGCACCACGATTGCAAGCGATATCAATACAACCAACATTAACCCACTGAATTTTGCCACTGCGCAATCCAAGCCGGATCCGTTATATCGACCAATCCCATCAGGTTTTGGCCAGTTATTTTTAGCAGGAGCCAACACGATCGAGGTTTGGGGCCAGCCGATTAATCCGACCGGCTATCCATTTTCCTATGTCTCGACCATCTATCGCGGCATCCTCGGCCCGCAGGCGATCTGCGGCAATGAAGATGGATGGGGAAAGGGGATATTCTTTGTCGGCGATGATTACCGCGTTTCCACGCTGACAACCTATACGCCGACGCCAATCTCGGTTCCCGATCTCGACCAGATCATCGAAAACGAAGTCAACAAAAGCGACATTATCATTGGCTGCTACAACTCTCGCGGCCATGGGTTCGTGGTGGTGCAGGGGGCAGGCTGGTCCTGGGAATACGACACGACATTGCAGACCTGGCACGAACGGCAATCCTATTTGCAGACTTCATGGCGCGGCTATCAACCGATCAATGCTTTCAATCTATGGCTTTGCGGCGATTATCTGGGGCCAAATTTGCTAGAGATTGATCCCCTAGCCAGGAAGGAAGTGGGAAATCCCTTGGCGATGCGGATCGAGACCGGGCCAATGGCGGCATTTCCGCATGCGGTCAGGATTAATGGTATCGAACTCTACATGACCAAGGGTGCCTCGATCAGTACCGGTCATGATCCGGATGAAACCAATGCGCAGATTGCTATTTCAATGTCTAGAGATGGCGGTCAGAGCTGGTCTAATCCTCGCAGCATTCTCATGGGCCGTCAGGCTGTTACCAATTTACGTGTCCGTGCTGCAATCTGGGGCCAGGCTGAAATTCAGGGCGTCCGCTGGCGGTTTGACGAGTCGGCCGGATTGAAATTCGGCTTCATGGGCGCCGACATGCAATCGGATACATTGAGATGAGAATATGTTGCGATGAATAAGCCACTCGTTCTTCCCGGTCAGCAAATATCAATCCAGCGCCCAACAGGCGAGATTGATGCGATCTGGTACGAAAAACTGCGGGTGATGCTTGACCAGTTGAACAGTCTTGCTGGCGGCGGTGGCGGAGGCGGCGGAACGATTACGCTGACTGGTGACGTAACAGGATCAGGCACCGGAACAGTTGCGACAACTACGGCTGGATTACAGGGCCATGCCATCAGTTCAACGGCGCCGACAGCCAATCAGGTCTTGGAATGGACCGGAAGCAATTGGGCGCCAAGCACGCTCAATTTCGGCCAGATGACATGGGTTCCTTATACGACCCTCGGCCAGGCTTTTGTTCCTCAAAATCTGACCCGCGACGGCGATTGGACGATGGTTGCCAAAACGGCAACCACGGATCGTCCTGCACCGCAGCCATCGGGAGCCGAGGAGGATTTACTTCCAGAATGGACGCCAAATCGACAAAGCGCGGTTGGTGCTCTTACCATCTATAACGAATGGACGGTCAATACCGGGGGTTGGATTGACCAGTACGGTGTCGACATCATCAGGCAAAACGTTGGCGATACCCATACCATCTCATTGAGCGTCAATGGTTCTGTCAGGGATACATTTACGGCGGTTGCAGCCAATGAAGGAATTTATTGGCACGATATCTTACCCATCGTGGTGGCATCCGGTGCGGTGTTGCGTGTCACGTTGCAGATTTCGGCGACCGGTAGCAATTCGTGGTTTGAAGGAGTTGGGCTGTTTGCGACCGCACCCACCTATTGCTCACTGGCCAGAGGATCATTGAATGGCGCTGCAGGTGGGACTACGGCCTATAACTGTCACCTCCAGTTTACGCCCGGTACCGTCTCTCCCAATTGGGACATTGTTGCCTATAGCGGCCAGGCAGGAGGAGGTGGCGGCGGGGGACCGGAACCAATTATAGCGTGGAGCCTTGAGGGCAACCCGACAGCCTCAACCACAACTCCAACCGCATTCACGATCGGCAGCCTGACCGCCAAGACCACGCCGGCATCCACTGATCAATTGCTGTTGCAGGATAACGCCGCATCCGGTGCGCTCAAGTCCGTGCCGTGGTCTGCATTGCCATCAGGTGGTGGCGGGATGAGCATTGGCGGGGCGGTGACAGGTGGCACCGCAGGATCGGTTCTCTACATCGATGGCAGTACTAATCTCGCACAGGACAACGCCAACTTCTCCTGGGACGATACCAACTATCGATTGGAGATCGGGCATACTGGTGGTCTGGCCGCATGTGCCTATTACCTGAATGGTGTCCCAGGCCTGTACATGGTGCCGAATGCTTCAGGTAATAACTGGTTCGAGGGTAATGCCGGCAATCTTTCCGTAACCGGATATAGGAATTTCGGGGCGGGGACCGATACGTTGTTTTCCTTGACAAGTGGCTATTCCAACACCGCCTTCGGCCATAGTGCGATGCAGAATTGTCAGTCGGATAACAGCAATGTGGCGATAGGAAAGGAAGCGATGCTTGCCTGCGGGGGGTCTGGCGCGGGCGGCGGCGGGAATAGCAGTAATGTCGCTATTGGCGTATCTGCGTTGGCAGGAAGTCCGACACCTCAGAATAATGTGGTGATTGGTGCAAATATACTAGGTGCTCTAGGGAATACCATTTCCAATACCGTTATCGGGTTCTCCGCAGGTCACTTGATGGGGAATGACGGATCGGGGGTTTATTACAACACCCTGATCGGGAATGGCGCCGCGAAAAACTTGAGTAGCGGATGTCAGGGCAACACTTGGATCGGGTCGTTTCCGGGACTTTCCGGCTCTATGGATGCCAAGATCGTTCTTTCGGACGGCTTCAGCTCCCAGGCCTACAACATGCTGGATTACGGAATTACGGGCGTCAATTCGTGGTCATTTAGCTATAACTTCTTTGGCTCCCCCACGGGGGTTCACATCTACAATACTCAGGATGCTTTGGGAGTGGCCACTAATTATGAACGGGCTATCCTTGATTGGAAACCAACTGCCAATGTTTTTCGTATTGGATCACAAGCGGGTGGGACCGGCGCAGTTCGGTTGATTGCAATCGATGGCTTCCAGAAGGCAGGTGCTCCTGCCGCAGGCGATCTTCCCTCGGGCAGCTTTGCCCTTATCAACGACACATCCGGCGGCCAGACCTGGCTTGTTTACAATGCCGCGGGCACAATTAGAAAGGTCCAGCTCGTATGAGTAATCCGTTAACTTTCATGAACAATTTCTTTCAGCTTCAGGTTCAATTTATCCAGAATGTGCAGTTGCTTCGTACTGCGGACGATCAATTGAAGCAGGATCCGACCTTGATTGATCGGTATTTTGAGTTGACAGGAATGGGGCCGGGTGTGCCGCGGAAAGATATTGTTGCGGCCGATATAACTGCCGCACAGGGCGCATTGGAGCAGGTGTTTTTCACGCTGGATTCAGGCGCTCCAACCCAAAAATCCCTTATTTACAAGATGCTGCCATGACGGAGTAAGTTGATGGCCAGTTTTCTTTCTGATCTGTTTAGCGGCGGCGCTGAGAAAGAAGCTGCGCAAAAGGATATTGCGGCTGCGCAGGGCTATCAGGGACAAGCATTACCTGCATTGGCACAAGGTTACCAGACCGGCACAACCGCGCTCAATCAGGGCATTGCCGCCTACAATCCTCTTGCAGCACTTGGTGCTCAATACAGCAGTGTTTCACCATTATTAACCAATGCTCTTGGCGCTGGCGGTGCAGCAGGACAGCAATCGGCATTGAATGCATTTCAGAATTACAATCCGGGTTATCAATTCGCCCTGAATCAAGCTCAGCAGGCAGCAGAACGTGCTGCAGGGGCAGGCGGTATGACGGCGAGTGGCAATTTGATCCAAGCCGAACAGCAGAACGCATCCAATCTGGCCAATCAGAATTTCAACAACTGGATTTCTCAGCTCCAGGGCACCGGACAGATGGGCCTTGGCGCGACCCAGGCCGCCGCTCAGGGTCAGGCAGCAGGCTATGGCGGTCTGGCTGATCTTGCTCAAAATTATGCGCAGAATCAGACCGGAGTATATGGCAACGTAGCCTCAGCCATGATGAACGCCAATCAGTTGCAGGCACAAGGCGAGGCAACAGGTGCCAAGAATTTGCTGGGTGCAGGCATGTCACTGGCAACGTTGGGCCTCGGCGGCAATCCGTTCGGTGGCTCACTGATGGGGGGCAGCAGCACTGGCAGCGCTGGCGGCACTGGCGGATATTCATTGGGCAATACGCCAATCGGTCAAGCCTGGTCAGGCTTAAAAGGCTTATTTAGTTAAAATACAGGGCAATTCATGGCCATTAATCAACTGCAGTTACCGCAGCAGGGAGCGATCAACTCTGCCGTTGACTGGTCACCTTTGCAAAATCTGGCCACTCTTATCAATCAACAACGTCAACAGGCAGACGCTGCCAATATTCTGGCAAGACTTTATGGAAATCAGCAGCAACCCGGGGCGCCTCCCGTTGTTGCATCTGGTGGCGATGGGACAACAACGCCCGCAGCAACGCCTGCCCAACAGCCAACCTATCCGCCGCTCTCGACAACTGCGCAAATAGCACAGCTCGCACAAGGCGGTGGATCCCCGACCGTGACGGGTACGGCCGCAGATTATTTAAATCCAAAAGTTGCTGGTTTGCCGACAGGAACGGGACCGATTGTTGGTGGCCCTGGTGGTCTGCAGCCATCGCAACCGACCCAACCGCCAACACCAGGTAGCCGCTATGCCGGTATTCCGCCAATGTTTGGCTTACCGGCTTTAGCAAGATGGATACAAGGCGGAGGCCAGGCACAGGCAGCACCGACACAGCCAGCGGGACCAGCGCCTTGGACAGGCGGCCAAGGTTATCCATTGGCGCCATTTCCGGAACAGGCCCAAGCACCGGCACCTGCCAAAACAGAACAAGCCGCTACTCCAACACCAGTATCGGCGTCAGGGGCTTACACTACTGAAGGGCTCGATCGTTTAGCGGCATCTATCAGGAAAAACGAAAGCAGCGGCAATTACAATAATGTCACGACTACCAAAAATCCCCGAACCGGTCAGACGCAATCGGCAATTGGTGCCTATGGCGTTATGGATTTTAATGTTGGTCCCTGGACGAAAGAAGTTTTGGGCCATGCAATGACGCCTCAACAATTTCTGGATGACAGAAATGCACAGGATGCCGTTGCCAAGGCCAAGCTCGGTCAATATGCCGATAAATATGGCCTGACCGGCGCAGCCAGGGCCTGGATCGGCGGACCCGGTGGCGTTACCGGGAATGCTGCAGATGCTTTCGGAACTACACCGGCAGCCTATGCAGCCAGGGTCACCAGGGATATGGGATTGCCGCCGGAGATTACCGAAGGGCGATCAAGAGCACCGGCCGGTATTCAGGTTGCGCAGGCTGGCGACATTACGCCAGACCAAATCCGGCAACTCGCGCTCAATCCGCTTACTGCGCCATTGGCTCAAACGCTTATTGAGCAACGAATCAGTCCGAAATTCATCGAAACCGGCACCGATCCGCTGACCGGACAAAAAACCTTTGCCCAGCAAATTGGAAACAGGCTTGTACCTGTCAACATGGAAGGAGGCGCCGGGGCAGCAGGTGGGACGAGTGGTCTTTTCGACAAACTTAATCAGATGCAGCAGCAAGGAGCATCAAAGGAACAGATGCTTGCGGCAATTCCGGCAGGCTACAGAAACGGTGTACAGGCATTGATTGAGGGAAGGGATATTCCTGCCAATTACGGCAAAGCCAATATCAAAGCCAGCATGGATATGCTGGCGCAGATTGTCGATCCAAATTTCAATCCAAGCATGATTCCGGCGCGGATGCAGACGAGAAAAGCCTTTATGCCTGGCGGCAAGGAAGGCTCGATGATCGTCAGTTACAACACTACTCAGCATCATCTCGAACAGGCCAGTGATGCGCTCGAGGTTTTGGCGCCATTAATGAGCAGGTTCAGCACTGTTAATGCGATGAAATCATGGATCAATAGCAAGGATGGACAACAATTTCCGCAATATGCCGATGCCATGACGACACTCCAGACCAAGTTGCAGGCAACACGAGAGGAAATGTCGCATGTCTACAATCCCGGCCACATTGGAGAAAGCGAACAGGGACAGTGGAACGCTTTGCTAGATCCGTACCAGTCACCAGACAAGATGCGGCGCAATTTCTACTCGTTCTCCAATTTGATGGAAGGTAAGCGAGATGCGCTTAACGATGCTTATAAAGAAATTTTCCACGAAGATGCTCCATTGATAAATCGAAGGGCTGGCGAAGAGCTCAAAACCAAACTTACACAGCGTCTACCGGCCCATTCTCCCGAAAGGCAGGCAATGGCAGCAGGAGTAATGCCCGGTGCTGCTGGTGGGACCGCTGGTCCAAAGAATGTTCCTTTCAGAATTTTGGGACAATAAATGGCAAGACTTGAAATTGCCGGCCATCAAGTTGAGGTCGGCGATGAATTCTTGAAATTATCGCCAGAGGAACAGCAGCATACCGTCAACGATATTGCCAGCAAGATAGGAGGACAGGCGCAGCAACCGCAAACCGGTATTGGCGAAGCCATTATGCGCGGCGGTGCCGAGGGTGGTGGGTTTGGGTTCGAGCCAAAGATTGCAGGATTGCAAGCCGCTGGTCGCCAGGATCCAACCCAGTTTACGCCTGGCGAAACCGATATCGGAACGCTGGCTCGAGGTGCTTATCGCTACATAAAAGGGGATCCTGAGGCACTTAAACGGTACCAGCAAATCAGGGATGAGGAACGGGCGCGTAATGAACTCGCTGCCCAGCAGCATCCCGGACTCTACAACGTCTCCGCGGTTGGCGGAGCCCTTGCCAATCCGACGGTTTTTCTGGGACCGGGAGAAGCAGAAGCAGGATTAACGACACTAAAAGGACTGCGGGCGCTTGGACAACGCTCACTGGCCAATGCGGCAGTTGGTGGCGGAATTGGGGCTGTAAGCGGTGCGGGAACCGCACAAGGCGGTGTTGGCGATTATCTGAAGCAGATAGGAATTGGCGGTGCCCTTGGCGCGGCTGGGGGCGGTGTATTAACGCCAGTGACTGAGGCTGCACTTGGTGGGGGCCGCGCTATCTGGAACAGGCTTAGTTATCCTTACCGGGCATCGACCCAGACAGAGGATCTGGCATCACGGGCATTGGCATCCGCACATCAGGCAGATGTTCGAAGCACGCATCCAGACGATATCATGTCGCGTGCTGAATTTGCGGCAAATCCCAATGCCGTGGTTGGCGATTTGGGTGCAATGGCGACGCGGGATCTGGCACGGGCAGCAGCCAATATCTCGCCGGAAGCCGCCAACATCATGAACCGGCCTATCAATCAGAGATTCGAAGGTCAATTAGGCCGTGGTCTCGATTTTTTCCGTTCTCTCATGACCCATGCCGATCCGGAAGCAGCACGGGCGGCACGGGAAACAACGGCAGGAGGAATCAACAATCAGAATTATCAAACGGCACTAAGGGCTGGTGACAAACCGATCCTGACAGCAGAAATGCAAAGGATGCTTGCCTCTCCCGATGTGCAAGATGCGGTCAAACTGGCCAATACGCAGAATACCAATGATGTTCTCCAGAACGCAGCAGGCGCTCGTCATTTCAATGTAAGTTTTGACGAAAACGGCAGACCGACATTTCAAGGCGGCCTGCCTAATCTCCGATATTGGGACACGGTTAAGAAAAATCTGGATGATGCTGCTCAAAATTCCAGTGGCAATACGGCGAGACAAATTGGAAAATTTGCAGAAGATTTGCGTGACTCGCTTGATCGGTCCACCATCGGGCCGACTGGAACATCGCCTTACCAAAAAGCGCGCCAGACTGCAGCCAGCTTTTTCGGCGGGAAAAATGCCGAAGAGGCGGCAGACAAATTTTTTGAAGGAGAAATGTCGGCCAACCAGGGTCGCATTGGTCTGGCAAAAATGACCCCGACCGAACAGGCCTTGTTCAAAGACAGGTTTATCGAGCGATACATGAAAGCGTTATCCGGTAATGAAAGCATGACGGCAAACACCGACCGCGCCAACATCATGAACAAGATAAATGCCTCAGATACGGCGCGGGAAAAACTCGACGTAGTACTCGGCAAAGAAGATCACAAAAAACTTGAGGCTTTTGTACGTGGTGAGCGTTTGATGGATTTGATCCGTCCCGCAGTTCAGGGTGGGTCAACCACTGCCAAACAGCAATTAGCCATGCTTGGAGTCGGAGCCGCATTAGGGGGCGGTGCTGGTGAATATGAAGGTGGCGGAGAGTGGGTAACTCCTGGGGCAGCTTTTGGCGCATTAATGGCTCGCAGCGGTAGGCATTTAAATATCGAAGCCGACAAGAAAGTCATGACGGCTGTTGCTAAGATGATTGCCTCGAAAGACCCCGCTGCTATCGATCGTGGGTATGCACTCTTGGCAAAAAGCAACAAGATGATGAACATGCTGCGCCATGCCGATACGGTCATGACCAGGGCTGTTGGCACTGAAGCTGGCACAACGAGGTATTGATATGGCCGGCACCATCAACCTTTCCCTCACCCAGCAACTGGACGAATTCGGCAATCCGCTATCGGGCGGGCAACTCTATTTCATTCAGGCCGGCACGGTAGCAACGCCGCAGGATTCCTATCAGGACGAAGCGCTGACAATCAAGATGCCGTACCCGATTACACTGGATGCCGCGGGCAGGGTGCCGCAATTCTTTCTGGCCGATGGACAGATCAAGGTCAGGCTGCAGGACCGCTATGGCGTAGTGAAATTCGTTGCCGACAATCTGCTGGTGATCGGGCCGTCGACTTCCGGAGGTGGCGGCGGGGGCGGATCGGTTGATCCCACCACGGTCATGCAAACCGGCGATATCAAGATCCGATATGACAATGCCATCTTGACCGGATTTGTCCGATGCAACGGCAATTCGATCGGTTCGTCGACATCGGGCGCAACAGAACTTGCCGATCCAAGTGCGCAGGCTTTGTTTCAATTTCTGTGGGGTGTCGACTCAACCCTAGCGGTGGCACCGGGTGGCCGCGGTGCCAGTGCTATTGCGGACTGGACCGCCAATAAAAGGATCTCATTACCGGATTGCCGTGGCCGGCCATTGACTGGTCTGTCCGGAATGGGCGCTTCCGATAGTGGATTGTTTACAGGGGTTACGTTCGGACATGGCGACGCGCTAACACTTGGTTCTTATGGCGGAGGTTATTCAAAAACCATTCCGGTCGGCGCGTTGCCGTCTCACCAACATAATGTTTTCCTGAAAGATCCCACACATAACCATACCGTCTCAAATGTATGGCAATATACCGGAGCTGTAGGAGCCGCAGTTGCCGGAACAGGTACAAATCTGGTGCTTGGTAGTCCTACAACCAGTTCATCACCAACCGGTCTGACCATCGGTTCGGTTTCCGGTACCGCAAACGACAACAAGACGGCATTGACAGGATCGGGCGGTACCTTCGACCTGTCCAATCCATTCATGCTGATCACAATCTATCTAAAGCTGTAAGATCATGACCTATTACGGCAACATCTCCACGCCATCGAACCGGGCGGATTGGATCGATACCGTTTTGGTGACGGATGACGATACTGGTGATCCGATCGACCTGTCGACGGCTTCCATCACCATGACAGTCACCAACCGCCGGCGCAATCCGAATGCCTATCGATATGGTCTCGGCGGCTACTATGGCCCGCTTTATCTTGATTTGATTATCTTTACAGGATCAACCGCAACCGGAGAAATCACGGTTGTCGATCTTGGCACATTCCAGTGGCATTTTACGGCCGGACAAATGAACAATCTACCGCAAGGCGAGTACATCATTGGCGTCAGGATTACCCAGGATGATCAAAGCATGCAGGTCATTATTGGCACCGTGACTGTCATGGAAGGGATAGATATGCAATGACCAGACACACTGGCGCGGGAGCTAAAGCAAGATGACGCTTCCCATAAACATCAAAGTTCGCGTACTGCCGCGGTTTCCTGCGAACGTAGTAGGGCGCGCCGGAATCACCGTCACCAAGACCAACGGCGTCTATTATTTTGACCTGAATTATCCAAGTTTTCCCATCTCGCCAACGGCTCCAACAGGCACTATCCCCTACACACTGATGTGGGACAGTGTTTCGGGCACCTATACCCTGATTCCGCTTTCGTCATTTACTTATGTCGAGGCGCCAAACGATGGATTTACTTATGGCCGGCAATCGCTGGCCTGGGCGAAAGCACTCAATCTCGCCGGCGGCACCTTGACCGGGCCTTTAATTTTACAGGCCGATCCTGCAACGGCGTTGGGTGCTGCAACCAAGCAATATGTCGATGCCCATATCAGTGGCATCCCATCAGATGCACCAAACGACGGTACCTATTACGGCCGGTTCAATGCAACATGGTCAAATGTTGCGCCTGTTGCATCTCCTACATTTACCGGCGTGCCGGCAGCTCCGACCGCAACAGCAGGTACCAGCACCACGCAACTCGCAACCACTGCCTTTGTCACATCTGCGATCGGAATGCCTGGCACGGTGCCCGAAAATTCGCAATCGGCCAACTACACCACGGTTCTGGCCGATGCCGGCAAGTTCATTTATCACCCTGCGACCGATAATAATGCGCGTACCTTTACGATCGCAGCCAATGCGAGTGTGGCCTATGCGATTGGCACGGTGATTTCGTTCGTCAACATGATCAATACGCTGACGATCGCGATCACTACCGACACTATGACATTGGCTGGCACAGGCACAACCGGATCCCGCACATTGGCGGCCAATGGTGTTTGCACGGCGATGAAAATCGGGACCACTGCCTGGATCATTAGCGGGACGGGCCTGACCTGATGCAACCGTGGAGTCAGCCACTATTGTGGCAAGGTGGTGCAGTCGGCATTACGCCGACGACATTCGATCCGGCATCGGTTCAGAGTGTTACGCTGTCAGGCGGCAACCTGGTTGCAACAAATACAGGTACCACAGGCACCAACCAGGGTGCCCAGGCACTGGCGAGTTCTGCCAAGAGCAGCGGCAAATATTATTGGGAGACGACATATAATATCTGGGGAGACGGTAGCGTTTTTTGCCTGTATGGCTGCGCACTGATACCAACCGGAACGTCAGCTTATAATACCGCAGGTACCGCCGGCATAGGTGGGGCGAGAATCGCCATAACTGGCGCAATCACTGCCAATGGCACTGGCGGCGGCACCCTTGGCGCCTTGAGCCAAGGCGATACAATCGCAATCGCAGTAGATATTGCCGCTCTGAAAATCTGGTTTCGCGGCGTGGCGGGGCCGGATTTCGGTACTCCAGGTCAATGGAATGGATCGGCTATCAACGGCGATCCGGCAACCGGGACTGGAGGTACGACCATCATCGGTGGTTCCCTTGTCCCTGCCGTATGTTTTGGTGGAACCGGTGGCGTGTCTGGCAACAGGCAGACCGCGAATTTCGGCGGTTCGGCATTTCTTGCTGCAGTTCCTGCCGGGTTCACCGCGGGCTGGCCGGCATGAAAACGCTTTTCCTGTACACCATGCTGTTGCTGCATGGGCCTGGCGGGCAAATCATCGATATCAATCCAAATGAAGTTACATCATTGAGGGAACCGCAACGTGGTTCAGAAGCTCATTTCGGCAAGGAGGTTCATTGTATCATCAAGATGACAAATGGAGCCATTAACGCAGTCGTGGAAAACTGCGAACTGATCCGAAGCGAGATTGAAAGGATGGACAGGTGAAAATTGTTTTAAGTAGCGGCCATGGTTCCCTGATACGGGGAGCATCTGGACTTATCGATGAAGTCGACGAGGCGCGCAAGGTTGTTGAGCATGTGGCCGACTATCTGTCTGGCCTCGGCGTCGACGTGACGACATATCATGACGACATTAGTGACGATCAGAACGAAAACCTAAACCGGATTGTTGACTTCCACAACTCTCAGACGAGAGATTTAGACGTTTCAACCCATTTCAATGCATACGAACCCACAGAAAAACCGATGGGCACGGAATGCCTTTATGTCTCGCAGGAAGAATTGGCGGCCAATCTGGCACGGGCCATGGCCGAATCAGCCGAGTTCGTCAACCGCGGGCCAAAATTTCGGGATGATCTATTCTTTCTGAACCAGACCGAGGAACCGGCCGTATTGCTGGAAGTTTGCTTCGTCGATTCAACGGCTGATGTCGATATGTACATGCTGCATTTCGATGATCTCTGCGAGGCGATCGCATTGACGTTATGCGGCGGATATCCGCCGGCCATGGTTGTCGAAGTCAAATTCGAAGGAACATGCTCATGGTTTGGTGGACCAGATGATACCGGTGTTGCGCCGGATGAGGGATTAGCCTTCATTTACGAAGCCGATGCTGCGCCACACCTGTTTTTGCCTGTGCAGCCGCAAGGGACGACTGGCTTGGCGCGCAGACTAAATCCTGAAGTTTATTATGTCGCGTGCCGATGGGATTACGATATCACGCCCAAAACCATGCTGGACGATCCGGACAAGCGGGCTCTGGTGATTGCCAAGAAGAACAAGCGCATGGCCCTGGCCTGGCCTGCGGATTGGGGGCCGCACGAGGAGAAGACCGGGCGGGCAGCGGATCTCAGTCCTGGATTACTCGAGCATTTACAAATCGAGACCGACGACGAGGTGATTGTCATCTATCCCGCGCCCAAGGAATACAATGGGGATCCCATTAGTTGAAGGGTGAAGATGAGTGGGTCTGGGTACTGATGCTGACCGAATCGGATCTGATCTGGATGTTTGCCATTACTGCATTCATCACATTTATCTGGGTAATTTTTTTCTGGGATCGATAGTTCAAGGAGATTAACCATGGCAGCAATTGCAGTGAACATCCTCTGGTTTCTGGTCGCACTGGTCATTCTGTGCATGGTAGTCTACCTGGCGTTCTGGATTCTTGAGCAAATGAGCGTAGCAGTTCCAGATATTGCCAAGAAAGCGGTATGGATCATCGTGCTGTTGATTGCCCTGATCTTCCTGATCACTGCATTGACCGGAACGAACATGCATTCATTCAATTGGAGATAAAATGTTTAACGATCAGAATAACATGCCCGAAGTCTGGCGGCCGGCGGTGCAGCTTTTCACCTTAGGCCTGGCATCATGGCTGCTCATTGCCTGCTTCATCATGGCGGTGATGTGGATGTTTCAATGAGTTTGGTACATCTCGTAAAGAATAAGGTTTTGCTATGTCCAGGCGATGCCTGGCATTTTCTAAAAGATAATCCCGACAATCGCTATGATTCCATGGTGTCGGATCCGCCATATGCGCTGGTGAGCATTGTCAAGCGGTTCGGCTTGCCCACGGCTGCACCGGCTAAAGGCAATGACGCCTATATACGCGCCTCGTCCGGTTTTATGGGCAAGCAATGGGACACGGGCAAAATGGCCTTTGATCCTGAATTCTGGTCCGAAGTCTATCGGGTCTTGAAGCCCGGCGGCCATGTCGCGGCGTTCGGTTCAAGCCGAGGCTATCATCGCATGGCCTGCGCGATTGAAGATGCGGGGTTTGAGATACGCGATTCCTTGATGTGGATTTACGGCACCGGATTCCCCAAGTCGCACAATCAGGGCGATGGCTGGGGCACGGCGCTAAAGCCTGCATTCGAACCAATCGTGCTCGCCCGCAAGCCGCTATCGGAAAAGACCGTGGCCGCCAACGTGCTGAAATGGGGCACCGGCGCGATCAATGTCGATGGGTGTCGGGTTGGCACGGAAGGCGGCACCCGCAAAGAGTCGTCAAGCGACAAGAGCCAAACCGATAGCGTCGGCGGATATTTGAACGCGCAAGCGGGCGAGTTGATTCCCGGTCTAGGTCGCTGGCCTGCCAATGTCTGCCACGACGGCAGCGCAGAAGTCGTCGGGATGTTTCCGCAAAGTAATGGTCAGCAAGCCGCCGTAACCGGGTATGAGCCATCATCCAAAACAAATGCGATTTATGGTCAGTTCAATGGCAGACCTGCAACAGAGCCGCGTAACGATTCCGGTTCTGCCGCCCGCTTCTTCTATTCCGCCAAGGCAGACGGCGATTCCCGCGCTGGTTCTAAGCATCCAACCGTCAAACCCGTTGATCTCATGCAATGGCTGATTCGCCTAGTCACACCCAGGAATGGCTTGGTACTGGATCCATTTGCCGGCACCGGCACCACCGCCGAGGCCGCACTTTATGAAGGCATGCGATGTATCCTGGTGGAAAAAGAAGCGGAATATATCGACGATATCCGTCGCCGATTAAGCCTTTACGGCATGGGATCGAGCCAGCGCACTTATGAACTGGCCAAGCTGAAGCCGATCGATCTCGGACCATTATTCGCCCAATAAAAAACCGCCCGGCGGGGGTAATGCCGGGCGGTTCAACCTGCCGGGATGGGGGTCATCTGGATGGCAGGTTATTCACAAGTCAAGGCAGTACGTTGGTAAAGCCTCCACCGACGCCGACCCCTCCGCCACCGGCATGAGATCCGGCAATAAAGGATCCGCCGAGAGCGGCAACCCCGCCGGAACCTGCACCGTTGAAGCTATTTGACTGGCCAATGCCAGCCGATAAGCCACCGAGAGGAGTTGCAACCGCAATACCAGCACCTTGGCTGGTAGTAACGGATGCTGCACCGGCTGCGGCTCCAGAAAGACCATGGGTGGCCGCTCCGGAAATGGTGTTAGCTGTTCCAGCCGACAATCCGCCGCCGATTGCCAGCGTCGAGCCAGCATTTGCCGGAAAGGACGCCAACGCAACAAACGCTGCACTCAAAAGAAATTTCTTCATTTGGATTTATCCTCTAATACTGCCGTGGTGGTGGGAATTTTATCGCTTCTCAAGGGCCGATTCCTGGTAGCCGAGACACGATGTACTACGGCGCCGTCCCAAACCCGGCAGTGTTGTCGGGAAGCGTCGTAATTCTTGCAAAGACGATCTAGTCCGGTGTGGCCGTCGACCAACCAGATATCACCACTAACGAACTGCCCCGGATAGGCGATCGGCGTTGGGCCACCGATCGGCAAAGATTGCAGGACCGGTGCTATCGTCGGGGCTACCGGCAGATACACGGTGCAGACTTCCGGCATGCTCCTGAAGATATCCGGGTTCAGGCACAGTCTTGCGACGGCTGCTTTCTTCAGGCCCATGCTCCACAATGTTCGGGCGTCCAACCGAGTGGCGCAACCCGGATCCGGAATCGTGCCGCCGAGGCTGATCCCGGTACCCAACCACGAACCACCCCCGCTGACAGATCCCAGGCACGTCTCCAACCCAGCAGCGCTTAGGCCCGGGGCGAAAACAGTTGGCACATTTGTAAGCGATTGGTTGGCCGGAGTTGATTGACTTAGTATCGCGGTGCTTCCCGTTGACACCGCCCTGGAGTTTCCCCCGGCTGCATTGGCATTGCCGCCACCGATCGCCACAGCACTGGATCTGGATGTAGAAGAAGAATTGGCGGTACCCACACCAACACCAACCGCCGTTTGCGCATAAGCGTGCCCGCCCACGGTCAATAAGACCGCGGTAGCCCATATCAATTTCATGATTGAGATTCCCCTGCTTCGATAAGTAGTGCATTCCCTATGTCTGATTTGCGGCTGACTGACAAGTGCCAAAATGGC